TTATTACCATTACCACCTTGTACGGCGTTTAATCCACCAGCACCACCTGCACCAATAGTTACTGTGTAATTTGTAGATGTATTTAATGTCAATCCTGTTTCTAAACTACCACCGCCGCCTGTTGCTGTTACTGTGCAACGAAGTCCACCAGCACCGCCTGCACCGCCAGGTGAAGAACTTGCACGGCCGTAGCCACCGCCTGCACCGCCTGCTACTACTAAATAATCAACAAAAACGGTAGGCGGTATTGGTGGTGTTGGAATACCTGTAAGTCCTGCAATTAAATTTGGAATCATTATGCAATTGCTCCAACAACATACCAAGTATCTGTGCCAGTCTTTAGAATTGCTGCTGATTTGTATTGTGCAAGAGTTGGTGCTGCTGCTACTGTTCCAGCAGATAACACGGTTGTTGTGCCTGATGTAACTGCTGAAATTGTGCAGACGCCTGCGCCGATATTGAGAACAGTAATAACTGTGCCAATAGGAAATGCAACAGAAGCGTTTGTTGGTATCTTAAACGCAATGGCAGTTGCTTTGTTCATAATCTCTAGAACTTGATACTGGTCAGAAAGAACTGCTGTGTAATCGGCTGTGTTGGCCGTGCCGACTGTAAAAGCAGGCAATCCGTTATACATGTTGGCTGTAAGCACATCACCTGTTGCTGCTGGAAAAGTTGGCATTATATCTCCTTAGTACGAAAGAACGCTAGTGCCTAGAATACCGTATAAAGACGAGCCAATGATGAATCCGTCGATAATAGGTTCTAGGGTGGTGAATTGGGTTTTCCAGGAATTAGGGGTGATGCTGTGAGCAACCCCAAAGACCTGCAATGTTTTTGTGAGAGTCGATGAACCTGGTTGAGTTGTGGTTATGGTTACTGGGTCAAAGAACTCTAGGTTAAGCGCGGCTGTAATGCCTGCATCGTAATTGTCGGTATATAAATCAAGGGTAATTGCATCACATCGGGTTGTTGTTTCAGCCCTTGATGCTACATAAGCCCTAGCGTAATCAAGTGCAACTGTGTCTGTTTGCATTAAAAGGTTTTGCTGATTGTAAGAATGTATAAAGTATTTGTCTATTGAGGCCTGATTAGACGCAGATTGAGTTGTACCACCTGTGCGAGTAATCTGTGCTGAGTTGTAAATAAGAACGTCATTAAGAAGCCATAAAGCATTGAAATATTTAATACCAGTGCCGTTATCATTAAATACAACTGGAGTTCCAGACACACTGGTTGTTGTGAACAATCTATCCTGAAATACGAATGAGCCAGAAGCATTGACATACAGACTTCCATACTCTGACAATTCTACGGTCTGCATGGCCTGTAAAGCGGTTCTTGGGCTACCAGGGTCTAGTTGCATAGTTGTTTGACCAGCATCAATATCGCGCATTGAATTGGGCCAACTAATTGTGTCAAGAATCTTATTGATTCTAGTACCTGATAACTCACCTGCTGCTTGGCCTGTAACTGTTGATATTTGAGCGTTCTGAGCAAGCCTGAAAGCATCTACTGCTGTAATAGTTGTATAAACAATATCGCCTGTGAACTTAGGCGTTGTAGTTGAGTAGCCTGTAATAAAACCTGAAAAAATTGGGTAAGTTACTCCTGAGTAGGTTGCAGTTATCTGCACTTTACGCATTGGATTAAGCAAGCCGTAATAAGGACCAGCAGTATTTTGTGGGTTAAAATCACCGTTCTGGTCAACGATACGAAGGCTTAACTGACCTGTCTGAAATTGGTCAGCCTGTGCGTTGCGGCCTCTAGTTGTTTCAACTCTGTCAACCTGATTGGACACATCAACAATAACTGCTGTGCTGTCTGCTAATACGTTTGTGCCAAATACGCCTGACCCAATAATAAAAGCCTGTGCAAAGGAAGGGCCAGTGCTGAAGTTAATTGTTGCATTTATTAATGGTATTGCCACTAAATTGCTCCAGCGTAGGTGGTTGAATTTCCATATCTATTAAGGTCTTGAATTGCATTTTGAACCACAGAAGCAATTTGTTGGTCACCTATACCAGTAGCATTAATATTGTAATTAATTGTGGTTGCATTTGCACTTTGTCTAGCCAATGCGCCAAGGTGAGTATCTCCAAAGCCCATAAAGTCAGTTAAAGAGTTGGCTGGTAATCCTGCCGCAGCATTTCCTGCTGATTCACCCATGCGTGCTGAACCAGCGTTAAATCCACCCATTCCAACCAATGATGTAACTGTTGGAACAATTGCTGTAATTGCAAGTAACGTTGCAAGCATTTGCTGAAGAGTATAAAGCCATGCTGCAAATGGGTCTGGGACGTCACCAAGTGAAACCATTGTTCCACGAAGTTCGCCTAAAAGTTTTGCATCATTATAGACAGATTGTGCTAATTTTGCGGCGGCCTCTACGTTACCATTATTAATTGCGTCTTCAAGGTCTAGCAATTCTTGTTTTAATCTAATGCGTACTTTATCTTCTTCAGTTTGTTTACTCATAGCAGCCGCGGCTAATTGAATACGGTCTATGTCAAACAATTTTTCTGCATTATTAAGAAACGCAGAAAGTTTGTCTAAAGCAAGTTTTTTTGCTTTTTCAGCAGCAATCTTTTTAATATTATCTAAACGCTTTTTTTCAATAGCCTGTAATTCCCTGGCTCGCTTTAATGCCTTTTCTTCGGCTGCTGTTCTGGCTCTTTCTTCGGCTGCTGTTTGAAGTTTCTGGAAATTAGTGCCATAAATTCCACCATATTGCTTGTCAGTTCCAAGTGCTTTTTTACCTTCTTTGGCAAGTTTTTCAATTACTCCACCAGGCCCAAAATAACCACCAAGAACGGGAATTAAAGCAAGCCAATTAAAACCACCCGTTCCTGAAGAATCAGGCATAATTTTCTTTAGATAACTTGCAAGGCCTACTAATACATCAGCAGATGTTTGACCAAATCTTTCCATGGCAGTCGTAGCGCCACCAATTCCTTGGTCACCAGCCAAAAGGCTAAAACTATCTATTAAACCTTTGCCGATGGTTTCCTGCATATTGTCGTATGCAACATTAATTAATCCGACTTTACCAGCATAAGTTTCTAAATATGCTGCATTTTGACCACTAAATTGGTCATTCAATTTTTCCTGTAAATCTACAAATGTTGTTGTTTGTAATTCAGTTTTAGTTAATCCAGTGTTGTATTTTGTTAAACCCTTGACATTTCCTACAAAAGCCAGTGCTAAATCTTTAGACGTTGTGGCTAGGCTTTCTCCACTTCCAGCCGCCATGTCAATTGCAAGGCCAAGAAGTTCCTGAGATTTAGTTACGCTCCCTGTCGTGGTAAGGATTGTTTGTAATGCAGGTCTTAACTCACTATCAAGAACACCTGTGCTGGCTTCTAATTCAGAAACATAATTCTTTAATCTTTTATCTTCAAAAGCCAAACCAAGATTGCCTAAAGTCTTTGTAAGAATTGCTGCAGCCTTCTCATCGGCCACATACGCTTTAACTGATTCTTTGCCAAACCTAACAATAGCGGCAGTGCTAAAAGCAACGCCTAATGTTTTGGCAAGATTTTTAACTGTGCGTTCTAATTTTTGAGCAGATGTTTCAGCCTTCTTAAATGCCTTAGAGCCTGTAAACTCTGAGGCAATCTGAATGGCTATCTTGGATGTATCCATTATGCTGCTCTCTTTACATCTACAATTGAAGTACGTTTATTAAATTTAGCAGTAACATTTTCAACTGCTTTGAAATAAGACGCAAGAACTTTGCCGTTTGTATCATTCCATGCGCGATAGATTAAACGGCCACGCTTATCGCCAATACCTGATGTTTTCTTGATTCCATAAATAGGGCCAAGGTTCTTAATAAATTGAGCGCCTGCCGTTTTATTAACAGAATGTGAATAACGCTTTTGTGTAACATTTTTACCAGGACCAACCCAAGGTTGACCGCCTAAATCTTTACGTCCAGCAGTTTCAACAATTGCACCTAAAGCAGATTTGTTTTCAATTGATGCCAAGGCTGTAAAGCCACGATTATTAGCACGACTAGGACTAGTTTTGTAACTGATTCCCTTGCGAATAACATTCGCGTCATACATGGGAAATTTTGCTTCAGAGAAAGAACGTCGTTGCCAACCACGCATAATGTCTGAATCATTAGTAACAAAACCACGTGCGTTTTTAACAACTGGCTTTAAGGCAGCAGCAACTTCACGACGAAGTTCAGCCGCTAAATCAGGTGCATAATCTCGTAATGCTTTACGAAGAGCGAGAGCGCCCACGACTTCTGTTGGCATCTCTCATCTCCTTTGCATCATCTTTAAGAACCTTAATTAGATTCTTGAGCATTACTTCATCTAGTTCTAATAATTGTTGTGGCGCAATTCCTAACCTAACCGACAATTTAGCGATTAAGTAGGTGATGGAATCGCGCCCTAGTTCGGGGAATCGTCATCAAGAACTTCAACATTTGCTAAAGTTTTAATGAACTCTTCCCCAAACATAGGAACGGTCTCACCTGACCTGCGAATACATTCCCAACTAAGCCAGAATATCGAAGTCTGAGATTGGTCTTCAATGAACGACTTATGAAAGCCTTTCTTTGCCCAAATCTCAAAACCGTATTGCACTAATGGAGTAATTGGATAATCTCCAACTGTTCCATCTACCCTTGTTACTCTTAACTTAGCCATTTTTTGCCCCTTAGTTTGTTTTTAGAATGTGCCTGATGTAGTTACTGCAACTGTTGAGTTACAGTTCCAAGTTACTGATTGAGAACCAATATCGCCAACTGCTCCGTTAATATCTTGAGTTCCGTTGACTAAAACGCTCATAGTATATAAAGGATTTGTTGCTGATACTGCTGTTCCTTTTTCTTGAAGTAGAACTAGAGTAACAGTTGTTCCCCATGCGGCCTGCAATGTTGCAAGAACATTCGCTGCTGCTGTGTCGTTTAGGAAATCAATTGTTACTGAAGAAGATTCTAGGCCCTTAACGGCCT